GTGTAAGGAGTGTAAGGCAAAGCCTCGAGCCTATGCATACAAAAAAGCAACGAAGATCTACTGGCGTAGCTTGTGTGATACCTGTAACAGAAAGAAAGCCGGGAAGAAAGTGGGAGGGATCACGGCCCTGCAGAGATCCGGATACAAGAAACATAAGAAGTGTGAGCTGTGTGGATTCAGGGCACAGAAACAATCTCAACTGGATGTGTTCTTCGTGGATGGGAGTATGAGGAATACTGCGGCTACTAATCTAAAAACTGTTTGCGCCAATTGCCAACGGTTGGGCAGTGTCCGTAGACTCGGGTGGCGTATTGGTGATCTTGTTGCTGACGATTAGATCGTCAACTAGTTGGTATAATTCTTCCAGTGTTCCGTCGTTCTTGATAACATGATCAAAATCTGATTTTGCCCATGCATATTCTGAAGAGTGAATGCCCGAGGGTTCAATATTGCCTTCGACATAGCTTGTAAACCAATCAGGATCTTGTCCTCTTTTTACAAGTATAATTTTGCCCCCGGATTCCTTAATCATCTTGATCTCATTTTCAAATCTTGTATCTGATATCACTGTTGGTTCGCCTTTGTATCTGGCCATGCAACTGTCGATCCATATGCTATCATGCATATTCTGACGCATTACTTCTGTGCCAAAGTGTTGTAGCACCCAACGAGGTGTTACCTCTTTATTAAATTTTTTACTCCAAAAAGCATCAGGCTGTTCTCTCCATTCTCTGCTTTCGGCTGTCTTGCCTTCCAACATTTCTCTGTCCCAATTGAACATAGAACTTACTGCATCTTTTAAACTTTTTGCGAATGAATCTTTTTTGAAATTGTGTTCCTGGGTCAGCCTTTCTGCGACTGTATCTTTACCAGAACCTATTAATCCTACTACGCCTATTAACATAGACTTATTATACTATTTTTTTAAACGTTTTTCAATCTCTTTTTTAACATCATGGATATGTGTTAATACCAGTTTACGCATACTGGGTTTTTTCTCTTTCAAAGCGTGTATGGAAATGTTCTCTAGATCATCTACCATGTCGGTCAATTCATCTAGTGTGCATTTGGTAAGTTTTTTGTATCTGTTATCTATCATCGATACTATTATTTAAAATAATTCACGTATGAATTTACCGGTAATAGAAGTTAACAAGTAATAGAAGTTAACCGATAATGAAACTTGTGGGACTTCCGCCTTCTTGGAAATTGCCTATGTCTGCTTCGAGTCTTTCCATTTCGGCTTGTCCTTCATTCTTCAATGCATCACCGTTCAGTGTTGTTCCACCTTGTGGTCCTGCTATGGTATTGAATTTTCCCCTTGCTTCTCCCAACATGAGTTTAGATACTGCAAGTGTGTAATCTCTGATCCATGGTTTAGAATAGATGTCCTTGAACAGCGTTATGTCAGGTCTGAAATTGTCAGTGTGCATAAGGACCGTTTCGTCGTCTGCTCTGGGTCTCTGGGTGATAGTTAATTTCTTTGTGGCCACGTCAAAATGGAACTGTATGAAACTACCAAACATCTTTCCTACTAGTTCCTGGTATGATGCAAACGCATAGTAAGTAGCCAGTCCACCTGTTGCACCCGCTTTTAACAGATAGGTGTTTGTGTAGGCCAAATTGAAAGGTTCGAACATCGTTCCGCTTTCTCCTCCCTCTCCCCTAGATCCAACACTCCTTCTGTTGAGATTCCTAACATTGATAATCTCGTCTGGCAAGATGTATGTGTTCTGATTTTTCTTTAATTGAAGAAAAGCATAAGATTCTTCCACAGCGTTTGATGATCTCTGTCTGAATTTGTTGACTGCTCTTTCCAGCGCCGTTTGATAGTGTTTAGGGTCTAATTCAACGTCAATCATACCGTCACCTAGGTTGTTCTTGACGTAATCAAATATTTCCTGTTGTCCTGTTTGTAGTTCTGACATACTCATATTTATTACCTTTGCCTGTGCAATAAATATGTATGATATGCCAAGATTGTCTATTTTTAAGCCTGAGAAAGGCAATGACTACAAATTCTTCGATCGTAACATCAAGGAGATGTTCGTCGTTGGGGGGACCGACCTACATTTCCACAAGTACATAGGCCCCTACGATCAGGGAGACACAAACAAGGACGGGGCGGCAAGTCCCACGCAACCACAGTATTCGGGCGATACATTAAACGAAAGAACCATACAGGATCTATTATTTCTAGAGAACAGGGACAGGAAATACGACGACGACGTTTACGTCGTGAGGGGTATTTACAATGTGCAAGATGCAGACTTCAACCTATCACAGTTTGGCATGTTCCTACAGAACGACACACTATTTTTAACTGTACACTTAAATGACATCGTTGAAAGATTGGGCAGGAAACCGATGTCGGGTGATGTTATAGAATTCCCGCACATGAAAGAAGATTACTCATTAGACGAGAGCATACCGATCGCATTGAAACGATACTACGTTGTCGAAGATGTGAACAGGGCGGCGGAAGGATTCTCACAGACATGGTGGCCACACCTGTTGAGATTGAAGATGAAGACAATGGTGGACTCCCAAGAATTCAAAGACATCATAGGTGATGCAACCACGACAGGATCTGTTGCCAATTACATGTCAACGTACAACAAGGAAAAATCAATCAACGAACAGGTTGTCGCACAGGCAGAGTTGGATGCACCCAAGTCAGGATTCAACTACAAGCAGTACTATGTTGCTCCGATTGACGAGAGGGGAAACATCAGGACTGACAATGTCAATTCTACTAATTCAGTGAGTGGTGATAAAACGGTCAACGCCGTGATAGACACACCAGCGAGTTCGCACTACGGATTCTATCTGGACGGTGACGGAGTTGCACCAAACGGTGCTCCGGCAGGATTTGGGATATCTTTTCCCACGTCAAACGTTGATAAGGGTGACTACTTCTTGAGAACAGATTACTTACCAAACAGGTTGTTCCGTAATGACGGCACCAGATGGATCAAGATAGAGGATTCGGTTAGAATAACTACTACTAACAACGATTCAAGAGGCAACTTCAAAACCAGTTTTGTTAACAATGCAACAGAATCGACGATAAATGGTTTAACAGTGACACAGAGACAAACATTAACAGATGCTCTCAAACCCAAGGCTGACAATTAAGAATGCTACACTTTTACGAAGGCCAAGTCAGGAAATTTTTAACTCAATTCATTAGAATTTTGAGTAATTTTTCTGTGGAAACAGGCAAAGGAAAAGACGGCCAGGTACAATTAAGGGCCGTCCCGGTTGTGTATGGAGATCCTACAAGACAAGTTGCAAGTATAATCAGGAACAATTCTGAGAACGCATTACAGTATGCCCCAAAGATTGCGTGTTATGTTAGAGAACTAAACTATGACAGGGAAAGAATGCAGAACCCCTATCATATTGAAAAACAACATTTAAGAGAAAGAGGTGTTGATGCAGACGGAAATTACACAAACGAAATGGGTGCAGGATACACGGTCGAGAAAGTCATGCCTTCTCCCTTTAGATTGGACGTGACTGCAGACATCTGGAGTTCAAACACAGACCAGAAATTACAGATCATGGAACAGATATTATACCTGTTCAACCCAGACTTCGAGATACAGAAATCGGACAACTACATTGACTGGACCAGCTTGAGTTATGTGGAACTGACAGGTACAACGTTCTCGTCGAGGACCATACCCGTTGGGGCTGAATCTGAGATTGATGTCGCTACATTGACATTTTCAATGCCGATATGGATATCACCTCCTGTGAAGGTCAAGAAGCTAGGAGTTGTACAGAAGATCATAATGAGCATCTATGATGACGATGGCGGAATAGCAAAAGGGTTAATAGACGGGGCACTGACATCGAGGAGTTACATCACACCAAACAATTTTGGATTGCTGGTAACTGGGAATCAATTGAGATTACTGGGGTCCACAGGAACAAGTGTGACGTCAGGCGGAGACGGCTTCCAGACAGGAGCAAATGAACCATCTAGTTATGATCCATTTGAGACATTTGGCCCAGCAGTCAATTGGAAAATATTAATAGACCAGTATGGCAAAGTGACTAACGGCACATCGCAGATCAGACTCACCCAACCCAATGGCAACGAGATCATAGGAACGATCGCAACAACAACACTAGATGACACTATCCTGTTATACAGCATCGATTCAGACACAATACCTAACAACTCACTGACAGCAGTTTCCAAGATAATCAACCCTGCAACATTTGATCCAGGCACGCCCACAAACGGAACTAGGTATCTTGTAATCAATGATGTTGGTGATAGCACCTCAACTTACCAGAGTGCTACATGGGGAACACTGGTAGCAAGTGTTGGAGACATAATAGAATGGAACAGTACAACCAGTAAATGGAACATAGCATTTGATGCCTCTGACCCAGATTCGACACAACATTATGTTACCAATTTAAACACAGGAATTCAGTATAGATTCAATGGTACAGATTGGGTTAAATCATACGAAGGCGTGTACGCACAAGGTAATTGGAGTATTGTGTTGGACGGTGGATCCGGAACTGATTACGATGCCAGCACTGATGCAACTACCCCTTGATAAAATCACAATAAACTGTTACAATAAGTCATGAAAGAAAACATAGTCTGTTCAGGTGCACTGTTCTATTCGATCGGTACCAAGCGTTTCCTGTTCTTGCAAAGGACCGACAAGAAGACACAGGGCATGTGGGGATTGGTTGGCGGCCAGTCTAAGTACACAGAATCAGCATTTGAGGGATTGAAGAGAGAAATCAAAGAGGAAGTAGGTGACACTCCTAAGTTCAAGAAAGTAATTCCCTTGGAGATGTTCACTTCGAACGATCAGAAGTTCTTCTTCCACACTTATCTTATCGCGATAGAGACTGAATTCCTGCCCAACCTAAATGACGAACACTCGGGCTACTGCTGGACTGCGTTTGAATGCTGGCCCAAGAACCTGCACATGGGTCTTAAGAACACACTGAACAACAAAGCCATCAAAGGCAAGTTACAGACTATACTAGATTTGATAACTTGATTAATTAACCAGCACTAATTTTTACAGTACCGCTGTCGTTCCAGAGTTGACCTGCATTACTAGGGTCGCTTGTTGG